CTTCTGTAGGTAACTTGCCTAGGCCTGGATTTTCTTCGGAGTCAACGGGTTTAAGTGCCATGTTAGCAAGCCTTTCCGCCCATAGTCATTTTCTTCATAGTCTTTTTAGCCGTGCCGCCTTTTTTCATAGGCATAGCAGCTTTAGCTGGCTTTTTACCAGCAGCTTCTTTTTTCTTTGCAATCATTTCCATAAATGGATTTGTCTTTTTCATGGTTCCACCTTCTTTAAAAGTTTTGCCTTTATCGGCAGTTAAAAATTCCTTCCCTACTGAGGAAGACACACCTGCTTTTTTGGCAAACTTAGGATTACTAGCCACAGCTGCCATGAAATTGTGTTGCTTTTTAGACGTGCTTGGCATTATTTACTTACGAATAAGCTCATCAATTTTGTTTTCAAGTTTGTTAAACCTTGCGTCCATATGTTCAACAATGCGGTCCACTTCTGCTTTAGTAACGTTATCACGGGCAACCTCTTCTCTTGTTTTGTTTAACAAAATATCGACGCGCTTTAAATCGTTAAACTTTTCGTGCATCATATATCCAATGAGGGCTACAAATATAGTTAGCCCGCCAGTCCAAAGTTCCATCATATTTAACATTTCCACCTCGCAAGAGAGGCAGCCTTTCTGGTTGGTCTGCCTTTTTCATCTTTCATTGGGCCTGGCATACCAGACATACGTGCGCAAAATGACTTTTTACGAGCGCCACCTTCGGGCTGTGGAGCTTTTAGATTCGAGCCAGTAGCCGCATTATACTTAGCACGACCTTTGGCGGTAAGCCCAGCACCCTTAGATACAGGCAACTTTTCACCACGACCAACCGCAAGAGAGGGACCTTTTTTCTTAGCCATAGTAAACAGTTAAGTGCGTATTAGCTGGCATTGAAACATAAACGCCATTATCAAACCGAATACCTTCTCCTGGAATTGCTAAGGAGTCAAGAGCTTGGTTTGTTGAGACGTTTAGTATTAAACGAATTGTGCCACTAGCTGCGCTTGCATTATCATAAAAATTTACTTCGCCAGCCGTACCGCCAGGAGATATAGAAAACCCTTTTACACGGACTGGACCAGCAGAAATAACGCCACTTGCATCTAGGTGCGCGGCTTTTACGTCAGTTTGCATCATAATTAATCTCCTAAGATGTTGAGTAGACTAGGGTTTTCCTTAGTCCGCCAGATTAATTATTAAATGTTGTTTGGAACTGACCGCCATCAGAGTTACGTACAGCATAGGTAACAATGATTGTTGCTGCACCAGTAGTCAACGATGTACCAGCCAATGTATAAGCAATAAATACATCAGTAGTGCCAACGTTTACCCAGCCGCCAGGAGTAGTTGCATTAGCCCCCAAAGCCACGGAGCCAACACTGGTAACAGTGCCAGTTGTAGTAAAAGCCGTGCCACCAATATTCAGTACGCAAGTAGTAGCAGCGCTAAATACGGTTGTAGTAACAACTTTAATGTCAACGATCTGTGAGCCAGCTGGAACGGCAATTAAGTTGCCTGTCAGAGTACCAAATACCACAGGGGCGGACTGGGAAACAACCGTGCAGCCCGTGTTACGGACGGTAGCGGCAGTAGTACCAGTAGTGTTTTTAGTTGTGCCTAATAGCCAAGGGCCTAGGTGAGTAGCGAATCCCATAATATTCTCCTATATACAAGTTAAACCTATTAATCGGTATATCGTCTGCTGGGGCAGTTTAATAGGCTGGTATCACCCAGATGCCTTGAGTTTACTACTTTTTTAAGTTTGTGCAAGGGGTTTTAAAAATAAAAAACCCCGCTTTTTGGGCGGGGTCTAGTACGACTTTGGTACTGATTAAGCACCTGGTGAAGCGAACATTCCAAGCGGATCCGAGAATCCAAAAGAATAACGCTCACGAGACTTGTAGCGTACGTTGCCTGTATCAAAGTCACCATCCATGGAATTAGATAGTGGTGTACGGACAAAGTGCTTCATGCCGTTTGGTACATCAGTGCATAAGAACCAAGCATTGGTGTCGGTCAAGTAGTTATTAACTGTATAACCTTCTGGGATCGAACCATTGTTTTTCAATGCGTTGATGTCGTTGTCAGTTGTACCAACACGCAATTCAGTCTCTAACAAACGAGTTGCAACGAACTGTAGTGCAGGTGGAACAATTAACTTCTTAGGCTTAGCAGCGATAAGCAAACTACGCTCGTCTGTCCAAGCAGCGATCTGAATAACTGCGGCTTCCAAAGAAGTCTCATTCAAGTCAGCTGGGGTTGTAGGACGATTGCTGTTTGTGCCACCAGATACTAATGGGTGCGCTGTAGAAAACAGAGCAACACCGTCACCACCTGGGAAGGCTGCATTAAAGCCGTTGTTTAATACAGAAGCAGCACGAACTTGCTTGGTATACGCCATGGAACGAGCTAACGCCTTGGTATAACGAGCTGATAGGCTGTCATACAAGTTGTCCTCAATAGCTTCTTCTGTTAAAGAAAAGCCTTGAGCAATCGTTACGTGTGTATAGCGAGCAGTAAATGCCTCTTGTGCATTGTCATACTGGATTGGTGCGCCTTCGTTTTTAACGGCAGCGGCACTAAAGCCTGACAACTTAGTTTCTTCTTCAAACGAACGCTCAGAGGTCTCTGTTTCGTAGATCTCTGCGTGTTGTTCACCATATTGAGCGTACTCAAGTCCAAACAATGCGTTTAGTCCTGGGAGCAACTCTTTCAGTAGTTGTGCGCGTGAAATAGCCATTTATAGCTCCTTAAGCAGCGTAATTCAACGCGGAAGTCACGTTGTATTGGTGGTTGTTAAACTTTACTAATACTTCAGTAAAGGCCGTTGCGTTAGTGGCTGTATCAGGAATTACTGCAATAACACGTACTGGAAGAGCTGCTGCGTTACCTTGTGCATCTGTTACAACAACAGAAACACCAGAGTTACCAGTTGTATTAGAGCCTGTGCCCTGAACGATTGCCATGTTTGTGCCAACAACGCTCTGGTTTACAGTCGACATAGCACTGTTTGACAAAGTTACTGCGACACGGAAGGCTGCCAAAGGATCATCAACTACATAAGCAACAGCGCTAGTAGCAGCGGCATTACCTGGATAGTATTGAGCCTGGACGGTTTGACCAGATGAATTTACATACTGAACACCCATAAACACACCAACGGTGTTATTTGCGGCTGCTGTAGTAGCGTCACTAGTTACGGTTGATTTTTGAATCGTGCCACCTGCAGCTATACGGACGATGTCACCGTCATAAATAGGCGTGTTATATGTGGAAGCAATTGGAACTTGACGAATTGCACCAGCATATGGCAAGCCATCTACACGGTTTAAAGCCTGTAAGCCATAGGGAGCGTCAACGGTTGGATAAGCCATTTAAATCTCCTAATAAATTAAAATTAACTACCTTTACCAAAGGTCGTTGTAGACTTTCTCTCGTTAAAGATAGGCATACGCGGATCACTTTGGCGCATTAAAGTATTGTCTACCGCCACCATTTGAGCATCTGCTTGGTCAGAGTAATGTTTATTACGCTGGCTAACAAATTCATCTGGAGTCTTGCATAACAATAACCCGCCTATCTCAATGTTGTCTTTATAACGACTTTGAGGGTCGACTAGCAGTTGAAACTTTGGTTGTTCCTCAACACGAACTGGTTCCCAACCTTCTCTCAGTTTTGCTGAAAGATTGCGGGGATCCGCACTATTTAGTGTCGAAACACGAATCCATCTATAAGCGAAACCTGGTTCCTTATCGGGTTCAGGTAACGTCTCTGGCTGTTGCCACTGCGTAGGACGAACAGTCATTTCACGGGTATCTAATTCGCGAGCAAGTTTATTTGTAGCCATTTCTTAAGCCTCCAGTTTTTGCATTTCACGAGCATACTGCTCAGGTGTCAAACCAAGTTTTTTGGCTAACGCCACCTGGCTTGCTTTCAGCACAATTCTTTTCGACGCTGTGCTTCGCGTTGCTGGTGCAACAACTGATGATGCTCTAGCTTCGTTGCGCGAGCTGGGCTTGTCGCCCCCAGACTGCGTTTCTACTTCTACTTCGCCCGAGAAGTTCTCGGGAAACCGTTTGCGCATTGTTTTATCAATGTGTTTAAAATACTCTTCGGAA